TAATAATTAAACAAATTCTTATATATTTTATCAGCTAAACTTGGTTTAGCTACAATTTTTTTCAAAAATTCTTCCCCACCAACAATCTTTAATACTTCTTGTTTTTCAGAATCGGTAATAGCATTTTCTTTAATTGTAGATTTATCTTCGTTCATATCCATCTGGAGCCATTGTTTTCCATCTTTCGTATAAAAAGTTAGTGTTTTTTGTTTATTATCAGCTACCTTAACATCTCGTGCTAAAAGCACAAATGCTGGTTTTTTGTGAATAAATTTCACATCACTCGCCGAATGTACTTCTAATTTTTTATAAATATCCTGGAATTTTTCTTTATTTTCAATGCGAACCGAATATCCCATATAAAATCTCCATATAAATGTTTACTAATAGTTGTGAATCGAAATGAAAATTTTCATTTTTAGATTCTCGATACTTCACAGAGAGATGCTTTAGTATATATTATACCAGAGTCTTATTCCCACTCCATATCTGTAATTCCGGTTCAACTCAACCGGAGATCTTTAAAATATTTATAATTTAAATATTTATTACTTCAAATAAGAATAGACATTGGTATACATATTTGCAGATACATATATACTATCTATCTTTCTCATAAATACTCCAACCAATCCACGAAAAACTGTATTTATTGGTTTAACACTTAATATTGCTTCTATGATTGATCTCATTCGTTCTGGGTTATCATAAAAACTATCAATACTGGAATCTATATTAACATTAATTGCAAAGTGTGGGGTCTTGTAATGCTCATCTGTTATCTCTTCTGTATCTAATACATTCCCCGAACCTTCTAAAACAAATGTATTAAAGTCACTATATTTTGTACAAAAATAATGTTTAATATCTGTTATCAAACCAAAAGAATAAAGCATAATTCTTAATGCATCATTCGTTGTTTTTATCTTATACCATGATGGTAAACTTGTAATTATAAATCTCAGATATTTATCTACTAAATCTTGTTGTTCCTCATAATTCATTTCTTCCCAATTTTCTTCTTTGGTACTTAGAAATATACCAATAGTATCTCTATTGATGTTGATATTATACCCAACATAATTGCAGTAGTATTGTATATATTCTAAATCAATTAAATCAGGATCATGAAGCTCTGATAATCTTCGTATTTTTTCCAAAACAGATATATGATTTTTAGCTTTCTTAAATTCTGTTTCTGTGGCCACAAAAGTAGTTGATAAATTTCTTATTCTCAAAAACCCATTCATATTATAAAATGAATATACATCGCTCGTTCCATCTGATTCATGAGTTCTCGGAAGCAATCCGGTTTTAACATGGAGACTATCATCAACATCAGGACTATCCGATACATAATCTAAATTATCAATTTCTCCGGGAAATCCATAATCCGAAAGAAAGTAAAAATAATTCCAGCCTTGGCTCTCACTGTTTGTTACACCAAGTTCAGTATAGTTATCAAATGTATCAATAACAGGGATATCCATGCTATATTCAAATCTATTAAAATATCCAAGAATAGGAGTAAACCCATTAAGAGTAGAACCTTCCTTTTTTCTCAAACCGAGTAATGTAAATTTTATTTTTCCAGTTGTTCTTGATTTTTTAACATTTACAATCCAATCATTTTCATCATCATCCAATTCCACATCACAACTAATATCAATGCTATCATCTTCATTTTTTATTCTAAGATATAATTTATCCTCTAAATAATAACAACTATATACCAATGTATTAGTATTTTCTGGTTTTATAGAAAACCCAAACTCTCCACCCCTAAAATCAGAATTCTCGCTTCTGTGAAAATTAAATTCAAATTCATATTCACCTTTTATCTTAGTAGCAAAGATAGAGTAATCAGGGGAGTCCTTTTTAGCAATAACCCTATTATTTGTCAAATCCCTTTTATAAGTATTCATAAAAGTTCCATCCATCCCAACAGGAAAAACATTAACAGAGGAGGAGGAATCATAAAATTCATTCCAATTACTACCAGTAAACTCATCCCAGAATGCTGTCTTGAAATACCCAGGATTTTCTATCATGTAATCTTCTATTAATTCTATTGTAGAATTATCAATTACTTGCTTTATTTTATAATATTTGGTATCATTATTTCTTCTAACATAATCACCAGATTCAAAATAATCTAAAAGATTTCCATAGGGTGCAGTTATTATACTGGTATGATTAGTCCAGACCAATTCTTTTGCATATGTAATACTGCTTAAATTTTCCGGACTAATATATTTACTGGTTCCCTCATACATCTCATTTAGATAAGTCTGGAACAGTGTTAGAAATGTTTGTATTTCACTATCTCTAAATTTATTTGGCAATAGAGAAACCAAATCGATTTCTTTATTGGTATAGAAGCGATTATTATTTATAGTAGGAATTCTAACATCAAGTACGCTCATTATTTATACATAACTCCAGCTTCAAATGTTATTTTTGGTAATTCCGTTTTCATTGTGAAATTCAAAATATCACCACTACTCATAATATTATATCTGATAGCATAATAAAACAAATTTCTTGCCTTAACCAAAAGAGCATCGAATTCAGCGGAATCAGAAAATCCAGTTAATGCAATTGTGATTTTTTCTTGTGCTTTCATATCATCATATATTTTTTTAGCTAATGTATTCCAGAACCAATATTCGGTAATTGTTGATTTATCAATAACATCATTATCTTCCATATCATGACTTCTTAGTGAATCTAACTGATCATAATCAGTTCCACGTTCTGTGTATCCTGGAATTATTGATGTCCATGAAGTATTAAAAGTTGATGCAATTGTTGCATTTAATGATTGATCTGGGGCGGCTGCTATATTAATCCATCTTGATACTTCATCACTTTCAGAAACAGCAGTATACACATTATCAGAACCACTTACTCCGAGTTCCGTTCTATCTATTTCGGTTGGTTCTATCGAAACATTACTATAAAGAATTCCAGATTTATTTTCTATAACTTCAATCAAATTCGACAAATATACAGGAACATTATAATCAGCATTCTCATTTAAATAAGAATAAACATCATTTTTAATTTTTCTTGTTGTCTCTGTTACATCTAACATCTTATTTACAAAAATAGTACCAACAAGTGAGTATTCTTGAATTATAGGAGAAACATATAAATTGCTCACCGTCATCTGAGAACGATACTTTAAATCTGTATATACCGATCCTAACTTCGATGTTGGTTTACTCAAATGTTCTTGCTCTAATCTTCTTGCATTACCCGGTGAATTTGAACAGGTTAATACCTTAAAATAATGATGTGGTGCTAGTGCGCTAATTGGCGTTGATGTTCCGAAGATATCAATATCATCTAAAACAGAATCAGACATCTCACCGCTCTCGGATGTATCACTATCCTTAGCTGTCCATTCATCATTTACTGAATTGTATTTGTATATTTCACCAAAGCAACTAAATAATGCAACATTAAATAGTTTTTCTATTGGTTCTTTATCTCCACCCTCTTCTTGTTCTCCCCATGCGATTGCATTCTTAACAATGATTGGAGATGTTAATGATTTTAAAAATGCAATATAATCTGCATTAGTAACACATCTATCAAGAGAATAATATATTCCGGGTGCATTTAATCTTATAGATTCCGTATCTTCTGTATCAGCACCACCGATAATATTACTCGTTAATTTAAAATTTACCAATGCCGTTACATTTACTGAATTTTGATTTGTTTCTAAAGTAGAATTGTATGTTATTTTATTTCCGACTATACCAATCTCATTTGCCTTCGATCCGAGAGTAGAAATATATTGTATTGAAATGTTTCTCGCTGATTCACTTGCTCCGATTTCTGCATACATTCCATCACCGAAAACAATATCTATAGTTTCATCTATATTTGTTCTCATTAAACAAACTTTTTTCGGATCCGAAATAACAGAGATAAAGTCTTGACCGGTTTGTAATAATGATCTTCTATCAATTTCATATTCTATATCAGATACATCTTCGGGTATCCCCGTCTCAAATACATTTTCACTATCATTAGAAATAGCAACTCTTGTTAATTGTACGGAATAATCAGAGGAACCATACAGATTACTAAAAGTAGAATCCGAAATATTATATGCCTGAAATTTCTTTCCAATTTGATTGTTATCTGATTCCGAAATAAATTCATATTTCTTCTCTGCTTGAATCAAATCGATTGTAATTAAATCATCTTCATCAACTAACTCTTCATCTTTATATAAGTTATAGTTAGTCTCATTATTCAATAATCCATATTGTATTGTTTTGGTATATCCATCAACTGCCAAATTACTAATATCATCCGCTGTGAATGTATAGGTATAAGAATTTTTTATAATAAATTTATTCGAACCATAAGTAAAACTCGAATAGATAGGTATTGAAATTGATTCTCCTGCCACTACACCAGCCCACTCGGTTGAACTACCATTCAATGTCATTGATATAGTTGTAGATGCTGGGATTGGTCTTTTTATAACATAACCAAGTTGCTTTGATAATTGAATAACAGAAGAACGCAATTTTGCTGTTTCTAAATATGATTCCTCTGCCCTTCTCTCGATATAATAATTAATCATATCAGTCATACCAGAAAACAATTCTAAAACCATAGTAGCAGCGGATGATTCTTTAAAAGTCTGAAATTGAGGATCTGCATTCAACCGGGTTTTAATCTGGTTCAATATATCGGAATATGTTAATTTAGAATATGATAAATTATTAGCCATTTTTTATTACACCTCAATTTGGTAATCTGATTTTTCTCTTGAATGTATTCCTGACATTATTTTTATTAATAACATATGATAAATTTAAACTTATTGAATTATCTTCTTCTGGGTCAAAATAACATTCGTCTGTTATAAATGTAATTCTATTTTCCCATGTTGATATTTGATCTATCAATGTTCTCAAAAAATTAGAATTCTGAAAAGATGAACTACTACTTAATTCAAAAAGCTGATCACCCAACGAAGAACCGAAATATGGGTTAAATATTCTCTCTCCAAAAAAAGTAGATAAAATATTTTCCAAACTTTGTTCTATGACATCATAATCAAATATTTCACCCTTTGATAGAATATCATTGGACACATCATATGCAAAACTATCACTAAAAAGAATATCACTCATAGAAGTATTTATCTTTAAATCTCAACTGGCTATATCTGTTTTTTTAACTCAGGGGAGTTTCTTCTTCCATGCTTCTCGTGCTGTTTTCATCTTTTCATCTAATATATCAATCTGTTCATTTAATTGATTTTCTTTTTTCTTGAAAATATCAGTAAATTTATTTCTATTAACACGACCATTAGAAGATAAATTCAATCTATCTCGTACATCGGTTTCCCAGTTTTTTATTGTTGCTCCTATATTGCAAGCACCAAACAAGCAATCCACAAATGCATCTAATTTTTCTAATGCTAAATCAAGACCCAGTGCTCTTACCTTAGTGTTGTATTGTGACATAAATATGTTAAAATTAACAGTTGTCCATGTGACAATCGCATTCTGTATTGCTATTATCAGATTATTAACAATTGTTTCTGCATAATTTATTCTATCTTCTATATATTCATACCACTTACCTTGGCATACATATTTTAAAAATTTGGTGGGGTCTTTTTCTAAATCCGATTGCGAGATATTTCCAAAGAAAGATTTATTAGCAACCAATTCATACAACTTTTTACATTTCATCATATCAAGACAAATTCTTTTAGCATTTTTCATTATTTTTGTATTTTTTATAATATCGATTAAATCATCAATGTATTGTTTCCAGAATTCTATTTCATCAAAAGCCTGTTTAAAAACAACATTGACAATTCTATAACAATAAGATTTAATCTTTTCACACAATTGTTCTGGGTATGGTAATACCAAATCTATTGTATTTCTTATTATCATCCATTCTATTTCTAAACTTTTACAAAAAGCAGCATCAATTCCTGGCATAAAAAACTCCTATACTGTCTTTGTTACAGCGGAAACCATTGCTGGTAACTGGGTTGCCATTGGTATGGTTGGTGGTGCTCCGAGAGAAGCATGAATATGTGTATCAAAAAATGTTGCTAATGATGTTGATTTTATTACTGATTCTGTTGCCAAATCACCACCAAGATTTATACTACTTGCTGTTAAATTTATAGATGGTGCTATCACTTCGGCTTTTACAGATGATGTTAATTTAACATTACCAGCCATTGCAATAACATTCACATCTCCAATTGCAGCTACGATATTTATACTCGAACTCGTCTTTAATGTATTGGTTGCTGCTAATGCTACATCAATTGGATCTGTTGGATCTGGTTTCTTTTGAGCAGCGAATGGTTTTATTCCAAGACTTGTTATATTCACCTGACCAGTCGAGTTTATATCTTGGTTTGAGTTAGCGGGTGTTCTTAGTTCTTCTACTGAACCACGCAGTGGATTATCTAATGGGTTTAACATTGGAATATCCTTCACCGTTCCAACCGCATCAATTCTAACATTACCTATTGTTTTTAATGAAACATCACCATTAACATTTAATTCAAATCCACCACCATATATCTTATCCGCTTCTGTTGTATCTATTGTAACTTTACCTTTATTATTAATACTAATCATTGCACCACCCGCTGCATGAAAAGTCATTGTGTTCTTTTTTCTGTTTATTGTAAAATAATCACCGGCATCAGTTTCAAAAAACAACATCGTATCGGGATAATCTTTACTAATCAATCTACTCTTATATTTCATCTCTGGTATTTTTGTTGTGTAGATTGGAGAATATATATCACCATTATCAAAATAAACTCTAACCAGTGCATTTTTCGGTGGAACTATTAAAGAACCAACAAATGAACCAACAAAATGTGAATCTGGCAATGCCCATGGTAAATCTAAATTATCAATATCATCTCCGAAAATTCCGAAGACACGAATCTTACATCTTCCTAATTTTTCAGGATCATTATTATCAATTACCTTCCCGCTATAAAATCTCAATGCTTGGTATTTTATTTCTCTTTGGAGGAATTCATTTAGTAATTTCTTCAAATCCGGATCAATGTTTTTAACAGTATTAACATCCAATGGAGTTTTATTTGTCATTTAATTGCATCTCCGTTTTCTCAACAAACGCGGGTTTATTAATTCCACCTCTACTCAAATACATTATGGATTTATAATTTCCACCATGATTAACCTGATTGACAATACCAACTACAAGATAATCACCGGAATAAATCTTATTGTTTTCATCATTATTCGTTGTAGATCTTGCAATCGAACTTATCTCAACATTTACTTTATCTAATAACTTTATTTCATCATTAAAATAACTATTAACAATAAGAACATCTGAAAAAAATGTATCTCTGATATATTTATTCTGTAAATAAGCCTTCTTATAATTTCCATGATAATTCCCCGATTTGTATTGTGTTGATGATTGTTCCGAATAAACGATATTTGATTTGATATTACTCTTCTTTTTCATCGAATAATCTGTCATTGGATGCATATCACTATCTACTACTATCGATGACATTCTACCTTT